CTTACAAATCATCTACAGAAACACAACAAGGTAGAGATGATGAAGCAAGAGTTTTCTATGTTGGCATGACAAGAGCCAAAAAGAAATTAGTTATTGTGCGTCGCACGGAAGCGCAGTTTGAATATGAACCAATATTTTTTCACGAAAGGAGATCTGCATGATTTGTCAAAAGATTTTACAAGAAGCAGAAAAACTTGTTAGTGGTGATCGTCAAGAAGACTATGGTGATAAATTAACAAACCATGAAAACATTGCTAAGTTATGGAGTGCATATCTTGATAAAGATATTACACCGCATGATGTTGCGATATGCATGGGGCTTGTTAAAATTGCCAGATTAAAACACGCACATAAAAAAGATAGCTATGTTGATTTAGCTGCTTACGCTGCGATAGCTGGAGAAATAGATGAAAGAACAACCTAATTGGTTTCCTAAAGTACATCGCATGCCTAGTGAATGGGTTATGCCTGATCACTTCCCTGATCTATCTGGTTATGACGAGATAGCAATTGATTTAGAAACACGCGACCCTGGTATAAAAGATACAGGACCAGGATATATACGTAAGAATGGTGAAGTCGTCGGTATCGCTGTCGCTGTAGACGGGTGGAAAGCATACTATCCCATTGCTCACGAAACACCGCCCAACATGGATAAAGGGATTGTAACGAAATGGTTAAAAAAACAATGCTCATACGAAAATATTAATTATATATTTCATAACGCTTTTTATGACGTAGGCTGGCTTACAGCGATGGGTGTTGACATCAAAGGAAAAATAATAGACACTCTAATTGCGGCACCACTTGTAGATGAAAACAGGTTTCGATTTGACCTAAACTCATTAGCAAAAGATTATCTAAAAGAGTCTAAATCGGAAGCCCAACTCTACGAGGCTGCCAAAATGTGGGGTCTAGATCCGAAAGGAGAAATGTGGAAGCTTCCCGCATCTCACGTTGGAGAGTACGCAGAGCAAGACGCTGCTGTGACGCTACGCTTATGGCATCACCTTAAAAAAGAAATAACATCACAAAACTTAATTAATATTTTTGAGTTGGAAACGGATTTATTTCCTGTTTTATTTAAAATGAAACAAAAAGGTGTACGCGTTGATTTAGATAAAGCGGAGAGAATTAAAAATGATTTACAAAAACAAGAAAATAAACTTTTACAATCTATTAAAAAACTTTCAGGTACATCTGTGGAAGTCTGGGCTGCGGCTAGCGTGGCAAAAGCGTTTGATGCATTACAGATTCCTTATGACCGCACACCGACAGGGCAACCAAAGTTTGATAAAAACTTTTTATCAAGTCATGATTCTCCTTTGGCAAAGATGGTTGTGGAGTGTCGTGAAATTAATAAAGCGCGAACCACGTTCATTGAAAGTATCACCAAGCATTCGTACCGAGGCAGGATTCATGCTGAGATCCACCAAATGCGTTCGGATCAAGGAGGAACAGTAACAGGAAGATTCAGTTACAGTAATCCAAATTTACAGCAAATACCAGCACGGCACGGTATTCTCGGCCCACTGATCAGAAGTATATTTGTTCCTGAAAAAGATTGTGAATGGGGTATCTTTGATTACTCGCAACAAGAACCACGGCTCGTGGTACATTACGCAAGCCTACGGCATTTTACAGGTGCGGGTAAGTTTGTTGATTCGTATCAAGAAGATGAAACAACGGACTTTCATACAATGGTATCAGAAATGGCTGACATACCTCGTAAGCAAGCTAAAACAATTAATTTAGGGCTATTCTATGGCATGGGTAAAGGTAAACTAATGTCACAGCTCGGGGTTAATCTTGAGACAGCAAGTGAACTGCTTGCAAGTTACAATGAACGCGTACCATTTGTTAAGCAATTGATGAACGATACAATGAACAAAGCTGGTAAGAAAGGGTATCTATCTACATTAGAAGGTAGACGATGTCGTTTTGATCAATGGGAACCAACGAATGAGTGGGGACAGAAGTCTCTGCCTTTAGCTGAAGCTCAACAGCAATATGGCGAACATATGATTAAACGTGCCTGGACGTATAAGGCACTCAATAGATTGATACAGGGCTCTGCTGCTGATCAAACAAAGAAAGCGATGCTAGAATTAGATAAAGAAGGCTATCTGGCACACATACAAGTACATGATGAACTTGACTTTTCTGTTGCAAGCGATGCAGATAAAGCTAAGATTAAAGACATTATGGAAAACTGTGTTGAATTAGCCGTCCCAAGTAAAGTCGACGTTGAATGCGGTGACAACTGGGGCGATGCAGGTGATTAAAATCTGGTTATTAATCTCCATGATCTCTATGCCTGGCATGCCATCCGTTAAACACACGGCTGAACTTTGGTTTGATGAAGCTAAATGTGAAGCAAGACGTGTTGTTATGGAAAATAGTATTATTGATATGGCTACAGAACAAGGAATCAATCCTGTTTTTACACAGACCTGGTGTTTAGAATCTTCTATGTTTGTTATAAGTAATAGTTGACACTCCCATTAAATTAGATTAAAGAAACAATTAAATGAGAATGGTGCAACATTCTCCGAGTATGGCCGAACAACTGTAACAAGGTAGTAAGGCACAGGTCTCACAAGGTATGGTCGCATGACTGAGGGTGTGGGGGTTGGTACTGAAGTAGTAGTTAAGCTAGGACAGTTTGACTTGTCGCGAAAAGGTTGGGGGTAGTCAAAGAATCCCCCTACTCACTTAATGAAGGAGAAAGAATGGGTTTTTTAAAAGGACGTAGAAAAAAACAAACAGAAGAAATATTGTTTTGGCATAAATTAGATCCTCATTCAAATGAAACGTCAGACAAAAAAGGAAAAAAGAGTTTGGCTAAAGCACTAAAGAAACCATTAAAAAGGAGAAAGAAATGATACTTAAAAAAGAATATGAGATGACGTTCAAAGAAGGACTTCGTCTTGGGATACGTTTGACGCAAGCAAAAGCATATATACAAAATGCGCGTGATGCCAAAAGACTTGGTGATGACGCAATGGCAGAACTGTATATGGGTTTTGCCAAAGATTGGAATAACTTGGCTCGTAATGCGGGTAGAAGATTTACACCAACCGCGGCTCACGAACCCGAACAACCTGCTTTTGATTTTGGTGACGTCGAAATGCAGGAACACTTATCAAAGTTACCACATCAACTAAAGGAGACAGCATGAAACAAAAATATGAAGAAGGTTATTTAAAATACGTAAAAGAAAGGGGAGCAACAGAAAAAGATTTAAAGTTTTCAGAGCAAATGGGTATCGGTGAATATAAAATAAATTATAACAAAGACCCCGCTGAATTACTTTATAAAGATAACGAAACAACATCGAGTATTCCTTTTGAATGGACAGATGCTAATCTTTTAGATGTTATAAAGGATGATCTTGAAGAAATTTATAAGTATTTTACCAGTGGTAAATTAAATGAGAAAGATTCACACATTCATTTAGAAACTTTGTATTCTCTTCCTAGGGTTATTAAACTTCAATTAGCAAAAAAAGATTTGTTTATTAATCCCACTGCAAAAGATGCAATTAAGAAGCATGAACAATACTTACGTGAGGTAAAATAATGAACATCAAGAAATTTAAAAGTGTGGCAGTTGCCATTGAGACGTACAAATTGTTAAAGAAGATAGCCGCCGCCGACGATAGGTCTGCAGGTATGCAAATAACCTATTTAGTAAAACAAGAAGCAAAGAAAAGAAAACTAGCAGCATGAGAACAGAAACTATTATGCCAAGGTTTAGGTCTTACCGACTCTTTAAACCAGAATGGAAGTATGAGAAGAAGTGTTGTAATGAATGTAACAAAGAGTACCTTACCGATAACATGATGGGTGTAAAAAGAGGTAGTTATATTTGTACTTGGTTTTGTATTAGATGTTACAACTTATCAAAACCATAATAGTTTGTGTCACGATTGTGGCGTGTGTTTGGTTATGGATCACGCACTCGCCCTTTCGGATGTATGTTGATGATTGTACGAAAAATGGAATATACAGTAAGGAGTATTGTATTTGGAAGTATTATGAGATAAAAAAAAATGACTCATGGTTACGTCGTGTGTTAATAAAATTAGGAGAATGAAGTATGCAAAAAATAAAAAGACATGTTGAACTTGCAGAAGGTGTATTAGAAACAGAAGAAGGATCAAAAGCCTTTAAACATCGAAGTTTTTTAATGAGACTATACAACGAAAAGTTAAGTAGACTTTCTGAAAACAAAAGAAATCAAGCTAATGTAGAAGATACAGAAAGACTGGCAGAGAAATATAACTGGCAGTTAGAGGAACTAAAAACTCGTGGTATTGCTAGGCAAAAAGAAAGATTAAAAACTAGAGGAGACTTTCTTAAAAAAGAAGCTGAAATACTGCTGGAACAAATTGAAAAACACAATAATATTTTGAGAGGAGAAAATTAATATGTTTCACTTATGGCATATACTTGCCATCGTAATTGTTTTTGCACTAGGATTCTTTTTTGGAAGATTATCCATGCGAGCTAAATACGAGGCAAAAGTAGAAGAATTAGAAAATA